GGACTGGTCTCTCGCCAAAGAGGAGCTGGCTGCGTCGACCGCTGTTGCCGATACGCGTCCAGTCCAGTATTACAATGGTGGCTACGATCCCGGCAACATCAAGCCATATCAACCGCGCCGCCGCATGGAGCATACATCATGAGTAAGCGCCCGTTCCTGTGGCTGCCGCGCATCTCAAGGGGTGCGCTCGGCTGGACCTACCTACGCTGGGGCCACAAGCTCTGGAGGATTTGGTGATGGGCATACCCGTATCTGTATCAAAAGCCTATCCGATCCTGACCCAGCGCAATCGCATCCTCGACCTGCTGGAAGGACTCTGCCTAGACCATAAGGAACTGGGTCGGTCAGGAAGCTACTTGACTTACCGCCTGGCGCTTGCCAAACACGCGGCGGAAGCCAAGGGCATTTTGAATGTGCTGGCTGCCTGTGAANCGTACCGATATAAGGAGGACATTATCTGATGGACACTATCCGAGGCGAACCCGAGTGGGTAAACTGGTCAGAGAAGCAGTGGGAAATTGAGGAGGCCATGCAAGATGCAGCCACTGTCGGCGCCATGATCAACGATGAATTATATCGGCTGTCAGAGGCGCTGCCCCAATCCAGCGAGGAGTGGGCCAAGCACCACGATCTGAACGGTAAGCTGGAGTTGGCGCATCATGAACTGCTGAAGCTGTACGAACACTTCAGATTCTTGGGCGTCATCAAGTGAAGGTCTATCGGGACTTCCAGATGCAACGGTGTCCCGATACCAATCTGGTTCAGGTGTGCGCCCCCTCCAAGGCGGTCGTGCATCTGGCCAAGAACATTCGAGCAGCCCACCAGTGGATATGGCGGGCCACCAAACCCAAACCCAAAGGAACATCCCATGAATGATATTGGATTGCTGCAACGCGAATATGACAAGGTGCATGGAGGGGTTTATGCAGAATGAGACTGATCCACTGGATGATTCTGGCGGGGGCGATGCTTCTCCTCTAGAAAAGCTGACCCGCGCCCAGGTATTTGCCCGTGATCCCGAGGACCTAACTCAGGCTCACCTAGAATATGCTATCACGGAGATCAGCAAGATCAACGAACGCAATCGCAAGGCCCGTGCCGACGATGCTGCTATTGCTGAAGCTGCTACCAAAATGAAGAAGGCGAACGTTGCTTCGCGCAAGAAGAAAGCAACTCCCGTCATGGCCCCTAACATACTGGACACCAAGCTATGAAACTGACCAACAAACTGCGCCTGCCGGCACTGATAGTAGCAGCCGTAGGCAATGATACCTACACGAAAGGCGACGCCGACTTCTCAGTGACCGAGTTGTTGACGCCACCTCAGTTACGGCGGCTTCGCATCGACCACTTCGAAGAGATCGAGGAAGATGTGGCTGACCGTATCTGGTCCCTGCTTGGCAGTTCGACCCATCATGTGATCGAACAGGCAGGCTTGCAAAGCCTATCCTCGCTCAATGAAGTCACGGTGATGGCAGACTATGATGGCTACAAGATCAAAGGCCAAGCTGATCACGTTGCCCTTGACGAAGGCACCCTCTATGACTTCAAGGTTACGTCAGTCTGGAAGGTGCGCGATAACATACCCGCCCCTGAGTGGATCGAACAGACCAACATGTATAGGCGTCTGCTTGAGCNGGAAGTAGGTCTTGTCATCGACACGGTTGCAGTCATTGCTATCCTGCGCGACTGGTCTAAGAACGAAGCCTCCCGCACCTCGGGCTACCCGCAAGCACAGGTGGTGCGCTTAAAAATACCACTGTGGACTGACGAACAGACCGATGCCTTCGTGCGGGAACGGATTGCTTTGCACACAGCTTCCGAACCCAAGCCCTGCACCGATGCTGACCGCTGGGTCAAACCATCCAAGTATGCAGTCATGAAACGAGGGAATGTAAGGGCTGTTCGCCTGTTCGATACGTCACATGAAGCAGACGAACTTGCATCCACCTCGGCTGCATTGTATGTAGAGTATCGGCCCGGCGAGGCAATCCGCTGCCAGAACTGGTGTCCGGTATCCCGCTTTTGTCCCCAGTGGGCAGCCGATCCACGCAATACACAACCAACACCCTCAATCACGGAGACCCTTTTCGATGCCAAAGTTTAACGACGCCACCATGCCTCCGCGCATCCTGCTTTGTGGTGAAGCTGCGACCGGCAAGACCGGCGCCCTCGCCCAACTCGCCAACGCAGGCTACCGGATCATGATCCACGACTTCGATCAGAACACTCGAGTCATTGGCTCTTATCTGCGCGACAACGCAGCCGATGTCTTCGTCAGCACCTATGCTACCGCTAAGATTACCGGCACTAACCTCTTTGCTGGGGGCGGCAACGCCAGCAAGCAGGCTCTCACTGAAATGCGACGCTTCTGTTCCATGTTAGAACACTGGAAGATAGCAGGTGGCGAAGACCTTGGGCCCTGTACGTCATGGACTTCGAAGGATGTCGTCGTCATTGACAGCGGCACCTTCCTCGGCGAACTGCTTTTGCTTGCCGCCCTTGAAGACCCTGAAGCCAAGCGTGATGGACGTTCCCTCTACAACGTGGCTGGCAAATACTACGGTGCCATTCTCGATCACCTGACCGGCAACAAGATGGGCGCGTCTGTCATTGTGCTGACGCACATCATGCAAACCGGCGACACTGACGATCAAGGCAAGATCATTGGCAAGGCCCGTGACATACCAGTCGGGGTCGGTGTCAAGTTCTCTAAGAAGATGCAGACTTACTTCAGTGACATCTGGCATCTTGAAGTAGACCGTACTGGCAATCGCACCTTCAAGACTGGGGCGACCGACAAAGCTTCGCTTCGGACCTCCGCACCCACCATCATCAAGGCAGCCGAGCCCTACGACTTGGCTTCCATGATGGACCGCCTTACGAAAGGAACCTGACTCATGCCTATGAAAATGGTCTACGGTTTTGAAAATTACAATCCCTTCACGCAAATCACTGAGGTTGATAACTTCAGGAAGGATTTGAAAATAGCTTTCAAAGCCTTCATAAAAGAGGGTAGCTGGTCAATCATTAGTGGCAACCTAACATGGTTTCATAACTGCATAGTTGCATCTGAAAACAACTCAGCAGTATGGGGCGATGAGCTTCCCATTAGAATTACTATGACCCCAGCAGACTTTCTTGAAGGCATGGCTGATGGACTTGAATCTACAGATTCATGCGGATTCAAAAGCTTCGAAGCGGAAATGATAGAACTTGAAGGCTACCTCGCCAAGTGGAAGCGGACGATTGCCAAGTGCGAAAGCCTCATGGAAAAGAAGCGCGAAGAAGTCCGCAAAGAAATGGAAGCCGAGTCCAAATAATTTCCGGGCATGACTTGACAGGGCGGGAGCCCGGATGTATATCCCGCCTTGTCCTTTGTGACACAACCCTTATGGAGAACACAGCCAATGGCTGACCTTTTCGACACCGTGATTTCTGACTCCTCTGCTGATCGTCCGGCTTTCCGGCAGGCACCAGTTGGTGACTATCTCGCCATGGTTACTGGCGCGAAGATCGTCAAAGCAAACAGTGGGACGCAGGGTATTGAACTTGAGTTCACGATGCGTGAACCCATGCACACCGAAGACATGACCGGCGTTGATCTTGCCAAGTGCCGCCTGCGCGATACGCAATGGCTCACTGAGAAGACACTGCCCTATGTTCAGGAACGCCTGGCGCGCATCAGCCCTGAAACTGTCGGCAATACCATCCGCGACAGCATGGATATTCTTCCGGGTAACGAAGTCATCGTGTCCATTTCGCACGAGACTGCCAATCGGGACGGCACCCCGCTGAACACTCCGCGCCTGAAGGTGGAGCGTTACTATTCCCTCGGTTGGTATGGGTCCAATAAGAAGGTGGCCTGACCTACCGCTTCCTCCGTTGTTTAGTGAGTACAAGGAAGGGGGAGTGGGCATAGGTCTGCTCCCCTTCCTTTTTTATGAAATCTTTGGCGCCGCAATTTGGGGTTTTAATTTTTGTAAAGACAATCGCGTGAACGGCGCACCAGAAAAAGGAGAAAAGAAGTGACCGAAGAAGAACTACGCAAGGCCTATTTTGAATGGCGCCGCAATGCTTCGCAAAACTTTCACCCAAGCGCCGACATGCAGAACGCTCCTAAGCCTTCGCTTGAGGCGCGCCTAGACTGGCTAGAGGCTGACGCATCGGCGCAGCGCACGGCTATCTTGAAGCTGGAGAAGATATCAACGCTACTTTTCAAATCTGTATGCGCGCTTGGGGTAATGTGCGCTGCGCTGGCAGTGGCGGTGCTGACATGACCATCACTACGGAAGAAGCGGAACGGCTGGCGGTGACGCTGGATGCAACATTTAGCTATAAAGACCCGTTTACGGGCTTCGTTACCTATAGCGACCCATGCGGCGGACGCATTATTAATGACAAGTTCTCCGGCAACTCCGCCGCCGCCTTCCGATCCCTAGCCGCCGAGCGTGATGCGCTGCGGGCGCGCGTGGCGGAGTTGGAGGGAGTGTTGAGACCAATAGCGTGTGACTGCGTAGATGTTGAGGAAGATTGTTACAACGATGTCGAACCGGGCGACGACTGCGTATGTTTCAAAGCCCGCGCCGCCCTAGGAGAAACACAATGACCATCACCACGGAAGAAGCGGCAATAGCGGAGCTACATTCCATGCTGGAAGATGTGGCGCATGATGTGCTGCGCGAAGGCTATCTTGAGAAGAAAACCATATCGGCAGAGATGATACGCTTTGCTAAGCGCATGGTGAAGAAGGTGAAAAACAATGACTGAAATCTCAACAATCATCCGTGCGCGCCTTGATGAAGGCCGGGCTATCGCTGATGAAGATGTGCGCGCACTGTTGAATGAGAACGAGAAGCTACGGAACGACGCACTGGAAGAGGTGGTTGTTTTGCTAGAGGATATAGCAGTTAAAACAATCGAAGGTGAGTATGAGGCGCGTATCCCCCGCTGCGTTGTTACATTATCTGATTGCCTAGCGAAAATCCGCGCGCTGAAAGGTGAAAAACAATGACTGTAATCTCAACAATCATCCGCGCCCGCCTTTATCTAGTCCGTGATCTAGCAATCTACTGGCCGATCATTCTGCTTGGTTATCTAATCTACATCCAGCCACTACCGTCGCTTGCTTCAGGCATCCCGCCTAGTCCAGTCGAAGCTCCGGCTCCTGATACTAACAACCGGCCTAGGCACCTAACTTGCCTAACCGAAGCCATTTACCGGGAGGCACGCGGCCAATCACCAGCGGGCCAGTTAGCCGTCGGCCAAGTAGTCTTGAACCGGGCCAATGATCAGCGCTTCCCGGCAGATGTCTGTGCGGTTATCTACCAGCGCGATGCTAGGCGCTGTCAGTTTTCTTGGGTCTGCTACCCGCGCCTGCCGCCACCCAACCCGACAGAATATGCAAGTGCCGCCCGTGCTGCCGAGCAAGTGTTTTCTAACTTGCCAGACCTAACGCGGGGAGCCCTTTACTTTCACAACACTTCTATAGTAGAGTGGCATCACTTGCGGCAGACTGCCCGCATCGACAACCATATCTTCTACAGGGAACGCTAACATGCAAAACCTTACAATCTCTATCACTGACCCCGACCTGGCAGACCAGCTCATGATCGGCATGCTCCGCAACACAGGCGACACTGCCATCTGTTGCATCCGACAGTCCTATGAGAGCCTTACTTCAGGTGGCAACGTCCACAACTGGACGGACATAGGTGACAACCTAAAAATCCTAGGCGCCGTCAACGAACTCCTCGAATACTATGGCGGCGATACTCTTGACCTCGCCACCCACGAAACAGATAAGCCCATCTGATGTGCCGCAATACAGTACCCCCGGTGTGGGCTTCGCCCCCTCCCCCACCTAAAGACCCCAAACAACTGGAGCTTCCCCTTGAAGATCGCACTCGTAGTTGATTGGCCCTCGGTCGA